GTTTGAAATATATTACCAAATATTTGGAGAAAGAGAAAGAGAATCGTGTATACGTTGAAGGTAATCAAATATCAAAAATTTATTTGGATAACGAAAGTTATTATGTAAATCCAAAGACGGGTGGTTATAAAAAAATTGGAGAACCCGGTACAGAAAATTTATTAGATAGGTTCCCTGGTAAGTTTGAGATATGGCCAGGTAGAAAAATTGTAGAACAATATCTTGATGATGACTTGTTTGAAACTATGGTTGTTGACGATTCGTTTAGTCAATCTACATTTTTGATTTCTAAATTGGTACCAACAACTTATGAAAGAGTTGCCACAATGGGTACCGCCACTTTATGGAAAATTATAATGTTAGCATGGTCATATGAAAATGGTTTAGCAATTCCAGCAAAAGATGAAAAACGTGCATTCACAGGTGGACTATCAAGATTATTAAATGTTGGTTACTCTAAGAACATTGTTAAGTTTGACTACTCATCACTTTATCCATCAATTCAACTTGTTTATGATATATTTCCTGAGTGTGATGTTATGGGTGTACAAAAATCAATGTTAAAATATTTCCGTAACATTCGTATTAAGTACAAACAACTTGCCGGTGAATTAAAAGATACTGACCCTGTACAATCGGAGATGTATGACCGTAAACAATTACCAATTAAGATTTTTATTAACGCATACTTCGGTAGTTTATCCGCTCCACACGTATTTCCTTGGGGTGAAATGGATTCAGGTGAAACCATTACCTGTATTGGTCGTCAGTGTTTACGTATGATGATTATGTTTTACATGAAGAAAGGTTATAAACCTCTTGTAATGGATACGGATGGTGTAAACTTTGAAACACCTGAGACCGCTAAGGATACTGTTTATATTGGTAAAGGATTAAATGAATTGGTTATTGAAGGTAAAGAATATCGTGGTATTGAAGCGGACACCGCAGAATTTAATGATATCTTCATGAGAAATGAAATGGGTCTTGATATTGATTATACCGCACCCGCGTGTATTAATATTTCACGTAAAAATTATATCATTAAGTTAGTAAAGAAAGGTAAAGAAAAAATAAAACTAACGGGTAATACTATTAAGTCTAAAAAGATGCAGACATATGTTACTGAATTTTTAGATGAGGGTTTAAAGTTTTTATTAAATGGTGACGGATTATCTTTTGTTGAATTATATTATGAATATGTGAATAAAATTTATAATAAAGAAATTCCATTATCAAAGATTGCAAACAAAGCACGTGTTAAACAATCCATTAAAGATTATAAAAAACATGTTCAAAAAGTTACCAAATCAGGTTCTTTAATGTCACGTCAAGCACATATGGAATTGATAATGAATAGTGACTATCCCGCAGGATTAGGTGACACAATTTATTATGTTAACAATGGAAGTAAAAAATCTTCTGGTGATGTTCAAAAAATTACCAAACCAACTAAAAAACAGAATGAAGATTATATGGCTAAATTTGGTGTGTTAATGCCTGAAAATTTTATTGAGGTTAACTGTTATATGATTGATGAAAAGGAAATTCTAAATAATCCAAATTTAACTGGTGACTATAATGTACCTCGTTATTTAAATAATTTTAATAAAAGAGTTGAACCATTATTAGTTGTTTTTAATCCATCAATAAGAGAAGATATATTAGTTGAAAGTCCTGAAGAAAGACAATATTTTACTAAAACACAGTGTGAATTGGTGAATGGATTTCCATTAAAGGAAACAGGTCAAGATAAATTTGATGAGGTTATGACCTTGTCAGATAGTGAGGTTGTGTTTTGGAATAAAGTTGGACGTGATCCATTCTTTATGTATGTGGAAAATAGTTTAGAATTGGCTGACCCATATTGGGTAAATCTTAATAGAGAAGTTGTTGCGTCCCAAGTGGGGTCTACTGTGAGTAATGAAGACGAAATTATCGGTAACGATAACGGTGATTTAATACTACACGTAACTGAAGTTTAGATGATATTGATTGGAGCTGGCATTGCTCTGAACTTGAGTGACTTATTAAGGTTCTCAGCTTCGCCAGCTTTTCTTTCAAGAATTTTGTCAGGACGAAGTCTTTCAAGTCGAGCCATTAGTTCTTCCACTAATTTAGATTTCTCATCTTTACCCTCAGTAATTAATGAAGTGTAATCTAATTTAATTGTACTATCAGGAACTTGTAAATCTCCTGAGAATTTACCCCAAATACGACCTAAACCTTCTTTAGAATAACCGATTAGATATTTTCTAACCCAATTTTGAGATGGTTTATTTAAACTATCCCATGTTAATTCTTCGGTCATCACATCTGAAGGTAATTTAATAACGTCTTTGTTTTTCTTTAAACAGGTATCTCTATCCATGGTATCATAGTACCAATACCAAACATAATAATTCTTTCTAGCTATAGAACCAAAATCGAACCTACCGCCAGGAACATTAAATAAATGTATTAACTTTTTACCTTCAGGACCCGCAGTTATTTTATATGTTAAGTCTCCTCCGATAAGTCTATTCTTTATATTTCTATCACCCATTCTAAGCATTAAATCAAAACCTGGCGTCATTAGATATGACCCTGTTGACCCAACTTGAGCAAATCCACCCATACCCCCAAATCCATTACCACCTAATCCACCAAAACCCGCAGATATTGGGTCAACTATGGTATCTGTTAAAGTTGCTCGTGTAAACCACAATAATTCATTAATTTCACGTCCAGCAGGTACTTCATATATTTGTTCACCATTAATTAATTCAATAAAATCTTTTTTAAGTTCATTATCTCCACCAGCCTGTAAACCTACGATTTTAGAGTAGGAATGGGTATATTGAGTTTCATAATCCAAACTTCTTGTTGTAAACGCTCTTGATAAGGATTGGGTATCTAAATTAAGTCCCGCCAATGCTGACCATTGAGATTCAATTAACCAATCACTAACATATTGTTCATATTCAGATAGAGATAACTCCAAAAACGTGTCCATTTGTTCTTGGGTTAATTCAATACCACGAACGGGCATACCTAATAAATGGAATACTTGAGTATATAATTTTTCTTTTTCTTGTTCTGAAATAATTGTCGACATAATTTTATATATTCTAATAAATAGTTTATATTTAAGTTATGAACGATAAATTAAACGAACTATTCACAATTTGTGGTATCAACGATTTTATTTTCACATACCAAAAAGAAGGTGAGGAAAATTATATTGATTATTCCGTTAATCCTGAAAAAAAGATTGTTGTAAACATTTCAAATGTAGAGGACGAAGAATTAGATAAGTTGTTAACTTCAAAAATTGAAGAATTAAAAGAGTTGTTTAAGTAAATCCTTACTGAACGATTCAGAGTATTCTCCGTCACCCATTACTTGGTCAATTACCCCTTTCTTTTTCTGTAATATATTATAGATAATTTTCTCAACCGTATTCTCAAAAACGGGGTAATAAACTAATACACTATTTTTTTGTCCATATCTATACGCTCGGTCTTCACCTTGAGCGTGGTCAGCTGGTACAAAAGATAAGTCATTCATAATAACAACTTCAGCCGAGGTTAATGTAATCCCAACACCCGCGGCTTTAATATTACCAATAAAGACTTTTATTTTATCGTCGGTTTGAAATCTATCAACGTTTTCTTGTCGTTTATCTTTATTCATACGACCATCAAGAGTCACTGATATTTTTTTATATTTGTCATGTAACATATCTAATGACATTGTAAAGTTGGTAAACACAATTACCTTTTTACCTTGTTCAACAAATTTGTCAATCAATTCACAAGTATATGGTATTTTTTCATAAGCGATAAGTTGTCTAATTTTCATTAAACGATTTAACGTAACTGTGATTGTTTCATCATTTTTCTTATCGGTACTAATACGTGTAAACTCTTCTAATTCCTCATCATACATTTTACTACTCAGTTCAACAAAAACAGGTGTAACAATTTTTTCAGGTAAATCAAGAATATCATTCTTCATTCTTCTTAATACAACGTGTTTTGTTCTTTCACGAAGTTCATCTAAATTACTTGCGCCACTTGTATTCCACACTTTACGATTACCAACTCTAAATTGATATCCTTTACAGTATCTACGAACATAAGATTGCCAATTTAAAGTTAGTGGAGACTCAACAATCTTTAATAAGTTGAAATAATTAATAGGTCTTGAGGTCATTGGTGTTCCTGTTAATAACCAAACCTTAGGTATGGTTTCAAGAACGTCATTTAATAATCTAGTTCTGTTTGCGGTTGCATTTGAAATGTAGTGAGCCTCATCTACGATTGCCAAGTCAAAATTGGCATTAACCAAAAGTTTATAATCGTCGCTATCCTCGCTCTTGTCTGTAGTGTGGTAGTTCTTAATAATATCATAATTAATAATGTAGAAATCAAAAGTAGAACCCCATTTACGTCCTTCGACAATTAAAACTTTTCTATCTGAATAGTTTTTTATTTCCCTTTCCCAATTTATTTTTAAAGATGCAGGACATACTATAAGTATCTTCCTTGCTTTACTTTCTAACGACGCAATAACGGCGGATGTTGTTTTACCTAAACCCATGTCATCAGCTAAAATAAATTTATCGTTTGCCAATAGTTTCTCAATCGCTTCTTTTTGATGTTCCATTGGTGGTCTAACATCGTACTTACTATAATCTATAATTCGATTAAGTTTTTTCTCTTCTTGCATTACCGCAGCCTTTGGTAACCACATTGCACTATTTTGTTCTGTTTCTAAAATTTTGCCCCATATATGAAACGCCTTGTCAGATTCACACAATAGTTTTTCACACCAAATTTGTTCGGGTGCAGTTGGTAATAATCTTTCTTCTTGTATTTTTTCACCAAAAGTTGAAACAATTTTAATATGTTTTCTTGCAACCTTTGGAGTTATCTGATGATATTTTTGTACATACTCAGATTGAGGTCTTGTTAATTTAAAATTCTTAACTTCCACAAATTTTCTTTTCCAATCTAATAGTTGATTGTTAGAACCTTCATAGGTTAATAATATATTTCTCGCCTCAATTTCGGGAATCTTAGTTTCCATATTAAAATATACATAAATAGAATGTAACATTAAACTATTTATTAGGATATGAACAATAAACTACCTATTACCAGAATGTCTAAATTCCTGTCTCAGGATGACTTCGATTTGAATATTCAAATGGGTGAGGAGTATCTTCATGGGGATTTAAACATGAAATTGGTATTATATCGAGTGGACAGACAAAAGACTGAAAATGATGATGTATATGCCGAAGTGGGAACCGATGAAATCAAATATTTCCCACCAATCGAATTTAATGGTTTGGTTAAAATAGAGGAACCAAAGAATGTTGCATATAAAACAGGTTTACTTAGATATTTGGAACCAGGTAATATGATACTTTCCGTTTATATTAAACATTTAGAAGAATTAAAGATTGATATTAGATACGGTGATTATATTGGATATCCTGAATCCGAAACAAGAACAAGGTTTTATACCGTTACAAATGACGGAAAGGTAACGTCGGATAATAAACATAATATGTTTGGATATAAACCATATTATCGAACAATAACGTGTACACCAGTACAAGATTCATCATTTAGAGGAGTATAACATGGGAATACCAAAAAGAAAACTTAGTGTGACACTATATCCTGAAAAAATATTAGTGGAAAGAAGACAAGAATTGTTAGAAAAAATAACAAAGTCAGACGCGTATTTACCCGAATCAATATTACATGATGATATGGATATGGGATTTTTGGAATATGTAAATAAGAATTTTAAGGTAGTTTCAAATAACGTTCAAATACCAATTATTAATAAAATATTAACCATTCAAAGATGGGGTGAGTTTACACAAAATTGGAGTTTTAGTAATGAGGATGGAAATATGGAACTTCCGTTTGTTGCAATTATAAGAAAGCCAGACGTTCAATATGGTACCAATCCATCAGTACAAAGAACAATACCTGATAGATATCAATTTCATTATGCTACCGTACCTACTTGGAATGGAACATCAATGGGTGCTGATATCTATAAAATCCCACAACCAATTCCGGTAGATATTTCATATGAAGTTACCATTATTTGTAATCGTTTTAGGGATTTGAATAAATTTAATAAAAAAGTACTACAAAGATTTCCATCAAGACAAGATTACACAAGAGTAAAGGGTCACTACATCCCTATTGTATTAGATAGTATTGACGATACAAGTCCGATGGAAGCATTAGATGGACGTAGATTTTATATGCAAAATTATAAATTTACAATGTTAGGGTTCTTAATAGATAGTGACGAGTTTGAGGTTAGTCCCGCTGTTAGTAGACTATTTATTATGAGTGAATTTACAAATGAAAACGCAAATATGAGAAAATATCAAAATAAGTCTCTTAGTTTAACTAATGTTAACTTTACGGGAAATGGAACACAAACATTATATAGTGTGGGTGAAAGTATTGGTACGTTATTTGGAGTATCAGTTAATGGAGTTTTACAAGAAAAAGGTAATGATTTTTATCACATTACATATACACATAAAATAACATTTGTTACACCTCCACCAGCGAATGCCGTAATACTAATAACATATTATAAAGGTAGAAACAACGTTATATTAGATACCTACGGTAAGGTTATTCAAGTCGATAAAGAAGTTTTTACATATACCGGGTCTACAGTTACGTTTAACGTATCAAACCCAATTAGTAGTGTAATCACATTAGACATTAACGGATTAGTTGAAGACGAGTCGTCAGGTTATACCGTTGGTGAACAATCTGTTACTTTATTAGGAACCCCTGTTGTGGGTTCTGTTATTACGGTTTCTTACTTATATTAAGATTCACCATAAATGTCTTTTTTGGGTTTACATAGGTCTTCTATGAACTTTTCCAACAATTTATAAATTTTTAATCCATTTTTTTCACAATGGGTTTTAAGTAGTTGGTGATGTTTTTCACTGATTTTGACGTTTTTCGTTTTGTTTTCCATAATTAAAGATATAAAAAGATAAATAAGTATCTTTTTATAAAAAGTATCGAAATCTTTGATAAAAACAAAGATATTTATAAGATAACTAATAAAAACATTTAACCAAAAACAAATCGATGGCAAATTCAAACAGAGTATTCGTTTCTCCAGGTGTGTACACATCTGAGAAGGATCTAACATTCGTAGCACAAAGCGTCGGAGTAACAACATTGGGTTTAGTGGGTGAAACCTTAAAAGGTCCCGCATTTGAACCTATTTTAATTGGAAACTTCGATGAATATAAAACATACTTCGGACCAACTTCACCTGAAAAATATGGTGACGGTAACCCAAAATACGAATTAGGGTATGTTGCAAAATCATATTTACAAGAATCCAACCAATTATTCGTAACAAGAGTATTGGGATTAACAGGATATAAAGCAGGAAAAACATTCGGAATTAAAACTTTAGGTACAAAGAGTAACATAATTGTAGCGGCATTAAGGTCAAGAGGACGTTATTCAGGTGAAACTTTAATATATGAAGTTACTGGAAATACCTCGTTTGTGATTAGTGGTTCAACACTAGAAAGTGATCCATTATCCGAATTTACAATTTATGTAACGGGGGTAACTGAAGGTGCAAAATCATTCACTTGTAGTTTAGATACAACATCTCCAAAATATATAACTAAAGTATTAGGAACCGCACCGTTTGATAAGGCTTATGGTGATGTACCACTTTACGTACATGAAGTTTATCCAAATTTAAATTTAAACCTTTACCGTAATGGTTCAATTAGTGGATTAAGTTTAACTGAGGTATATAACGCTGAAGGTAATAATTTTGCTGATGGGTATGACGCAGATGATTTATCTAAATTAGCCGCCATTTCACCAACTGTAGTTTCAGAAGTAAGAGGTGGTAAAGTTGACGAATTATTTGATGTCATTACAATTTCAGACGGGGATACCGCAAATATTGAGGTTAAAATAACGATACAAAATATCAATTTAGATACTGGAGAATTTGATTTATTAGTTCGTGATTTTAATGACTCTGATGAGAATATGGTTGCGTTGGAGAAGTTTACAAGATGTAGTATGAATCCAGATGTTGCAGGTTATATCGCAAGAAAAATTGGAACATCTGATGGTGAATATTCATTAAATTCAAAATATATCATGTTATCAATGAGTGATAACGCACCTGTCGATGCATTTCCTGCAGGATTTAAAGGATTTGCAGGAGCAACAATCTCAGGGGCTACGTTAGGTAGTGTTTTATATAAAACTGAATTTTTTGATGCTGGAGATACAATATACACAGGAGCCACTCTTTCAGGTTATACGGGATTGACAAGTAGTGGTGACAAATATAGAAAAACTTCATTAGGTTTATCTTCTGATGGTTATCATAGTTTTGATAGTGATTTATTTAAATATAAAGGTACGGGTTCTACAATGAATTATACCAATGGATTCCATTTGTCAACAAACGCATCCTCAATCACAGGAACAACATATCAATGTACTCCATATGATTTAGAGGGTCAAAGTGGTGGAGATGGAAATAAATTAACATCTATTAACTATCGTAAATTCACATTTGCAGCTTGTGGTGGTCATGATGGTTGGGATATCTATAGACAAACAAGAACAAACACAGACGCGTATGTTTTTGGAAAAAATACATACACATCAGGTAATACAACTAATGGAGGGTTATTTGGAACCGCATTTGGTACCGCTAACTCAGATTTATACGCTTATTTAAAGGGTATTGAAACATTCGCCAACCCTGAGGCTGTTAATATTAACGTATTTGCAACTCCAGGTATCAATTTCTTTGACCACTCATCTTTAGTTACACAAGCTATTGATATGGTTGAAAATGATAGAGCGGATTCAATTTATATTATTGGTTCTCCTAATGAATCAGCTTCAGCGAATGTTATTTCAGATTTAGAAGAACAAGGAATTGATTCTAACTATTCTGCAACATATTGGCCTTGGATTCAAGTAAGAGACACAGATAACGCAACTCAACTATATATCCCACCAACAGGTGAGGTTGTTAGAAACATTGCGTTGACAGATAACGTTTCTTATCCTTGGTTCGCGGTAGCAGGTTATTCAAGAGGTTTGGTAAATGCAATTAAAGCAACTAAAAAATTAACTCTTGATGAAAGAGATGAATTATACAAGAACAGAATTAATCCAATCGCAACATTCTCTGATACAGGTACCATTATATGGGGTAACAAAACGTTACAAGTTAGAGAATCGGCTTTAGATAGAATTAACGTAAGAAGATTACTATTGAGAGCAAGAAAGTTAATTTCAGCTGTTGCAGTTAGATTGTTGTTTGAACAAAACGATGACCAAGTAAGACAAGAATTCTTAAGATTGGTAAATCCAATTTTGGAAGCAATTAAGAAAGAGAGAGGTCTTTTTGATTTCCGTGTAAGTGTATCAAATTCTCCTGAAGATATTGATGCTAACACATTGAGAGGTAAGATTTATATCAAACCAACTCGTTCTCTTGAATTTATTGATTTAGAATTCATTATTACTCCAACAGGAGCTTCATTTGAAAATATCTAATCTAAAAGGAGATATAAATAAGAAGGGGGTCGAAAGACCTCCTTTTTTGTTTGTGGAATGCTCCACGTGGAACGTTTTACGAGAAAAATGAATGTATACTCGGCCCAGTATATACTAGTATATTCTAGAACTAGTTATTTAAGTATTTATATTTAATAAAGAAATATAAGAGTTTATACTGGAACTAGATACTGGAGCCTGTAAAAAACTACGAAAAATAATTGACATTATCAAGTACTTTAATAAAAATAGTAAAAATAAATTATTTTCCAATATAGATATATTTATAAGTAAGTATAAAATAACAAAAAATTTAACAAATACAAAATGGCAGATTTACTAATGAAAATGCCGGTTCCATATGAACCGAAAAGAACAAACCGATTTATCTTAAGATTTCCATCTTCATTGGGAATTAATGAATGGTATGTGTTCTCAACATCTAGACCAAAAGCAAAAATAAAATCAGTAGAGATACCATTCTTGAATACTTCAACATACGTGGCGGGTAGATTTGAGTGGGAGGAAATGTCTGTAACGTTTAAAGACCCAATCGGTCCTTCTGCATCACAAGCGTTAATGGAATGGTTCCGTTTACATGCTGAATCAGTTACAGGTCGTATGGGATATGCTGCTGGTTATAAAAAAGACATTGAACTTGAGATGTTAGACCCAACAGGTGTTGTGGTTGAAAAATGGATTTTACAAGGTACTTTCTTAACAGGATTGAACTTTGGAGATTTGGACTACTCAAGAGACGATATTGCAACTATCCAAGCTTCTTTAAGAATGGATAGATGTATTCAAGTTTATTAATATTACATTTTTTTCATACATAAGACCGATAACTCAGAAATGGGATATCGGTTTTTTTTATTTATAAACTTTACTTTCTCGTAGTTATAGTATAAACTTATACTATGGAAGAATATAAAATTGACCCAACAATCGCATATGACGTTGTAGAATTACCTAGTCGAGGGATTTACTACGCCAACAACAAGAAATCACTCAAAATTTCTTATTTAACTGCTGCGGATGAAAA